TGCTGTACAAGGTGGTGGTAAAGGCGGCTGGGAAGGTTATTCAATTAACGATAGATTCGTATTGATGTCATCTGACTCTAGTGTTGTTGGTCTTTACAATGACACTGATAATGAGTGGATGCAACTGTGGTATAGAAACTCATATACATAAATTTACCATAACGGTACTTGGGAAGAAAGAACTGGTGCTGGTTATATGTTTGCTCGTGGATCTTATCGAGCTCCAATCTTCTACGATAATAATGACACAGGTTATTATGCTGACCTTAACTCTACTTCTAACTCAGCAGTTAGACAAAGAGGTGGTACATTCCACGGTCCTAATACAACTTGGGGTCAATACTTATATGTTGGTACTAATGGTCATGTAACGGGTTCATATGCATCGGTTGCTGCTACAAACGGTAACTTGCATTTAGACGCAAGAGCTGGTTATAGTATATACCTAAACAATTATGTTGGTGGAACAACCTATGTAATTGGTAATCTGCAAGCCGACATATTCTACGATAGAAATAATACTTCTTACTACGGTAACTTTGCTTCTACTTCATATATGAATGATGTAAGGGCAAATATATTATATGATCGTGAAAACACTGCTTACTACTTCGGTTCAGGTCAAGGTGACTTTAGAGGTAGAACAGGTCGAGCAAGTGAGATGTATACCGACGGTTGGTTCCGTAACTATAATTCAGGAAGAGGTTTATATAACCAGAACACAGGTCGACATTTCTACAGCCCAGGCGGAAGTTACTGGCATCTAGACGGCGGCGGCGGTTCAGGTGGTTTAATTATATACGATCGTTACCAATCCTCACAAGGGTCAAGTACAGGCCGTCGTGGTTACCTCTATTATGATGGATCAGGTTTTGGTCTATTAAATAGTTCAGGAAACTGGGCATTCAGAATAGAAGGCGGTAATGCTAACGCTGAAGTATATCGTACATTATATGCTAACTCAATACAAGCCAATATTCTATATGACAGAAACAATACATCTTATTACTTCGATGGTGCATCTCTAAGATCAACACGATTTGAAGGTGTGAGCAACAGAACCATGGCTCATCTGAATCAGCCGGGTCATACAAGAAATAGCGGCGAGCTGATGAGATCAAGAGCTCAACGAACTGGTGATACCAACTATTGGACAGGTGCCATGGGTTGGGGTCGTCAAGATATGAACGTTGTTTCTACTTGGGGTTCAGGCTTTATTGATTCTTGGTCTAATCCACCTAATCAGCCATCAGGTACATCTCACTGGGTTGGTACGCAGGCATTCCATTATAGAAATAGTAATACTTCTGGTTATGGTTGGCAGATGGTTGGTGGACCAATTACTAACCTACGATTTAGAAGTTCTTGGAGTGGTTGGAGAGCCTGGAGAACAATTCCAGTACTTGATGAGAATAACGGTAACGGCGGTTCAATGTATGCCGGTCGTTATTACGATTCAAATAATACTGGTTATTATATGGATCCAGCAAGTACTTCAAATTATAGTACTTCACAACAGAATGGTTATCATACATTCTTGAATTATGGTGTTGGTGTTACAGGTACATATACATCTACAAGATTACAACAAGTCTTTGCGATGGGATCGTCTTATCGTTTAAGATCTGATGGTAATGCTACAAACAATATGTATGGTATTGGTTGGTCACATCCTAACGCAGGAAGCAAAGGTGGTGCTAATCAGCTGAACGACCATGGTATGTTAATTATTAACAACGGTGGATTTAGAGCTGCTATATCAAGTAGAGCGGTATTCAGTGCAGATGTCCGTTCACCATTATTCTACGATTGGAATAATACAGGTTACTATGTAGACCCTGCTTCATCCAGTACGTCGGCAAAACTTTATGGTGATATTACTGTCACAGGTAACTACGGTAAAGGTTTGGTTGGTGTATATGCCTCAACTCGTTATCAGCATGTTTGGTCAATGGGTACAGCTTATAGAACAAATGCATCAGGAACATCTTATGGAAATATATATGGTCTAACGTGGACGCATACTAACGTAGGTACTGGAAGTAACCAATCAATATCAGGTTTATCTCATCAGCTACAACACAGAATGAATGGTACATTGTATTGTGCATTCGGTAATGGTATATGGACTCGTGGTAATATTATTGCATATTCCGATATCGCTGTTAAAGAAAATCTTGAAATTATACCAGATGCATTAAGTAAGATATTACAGCTGAATGGTTATACATATGATAGAACGGATTATGTAAAAGATCTTGAAGATAAGAATGCACCAGAAGTACTTAGACAAGCAGGTGTTGTCGCTCAAGAAGTTGAGAAGGTATTACCTGAAGTTGTTTCTGGTTCAGAAGGTAACAAAGCGGTGGCTTACGGTAATATGGTTGCATTAACAATTGAAGCAATCAAAGAACAGCAAACCATTATAAATAAACAGCAACAAGAAATTGATGACTTAAAAGACATGGTTTCAAAATTGTTGAACAAACTATCATAAACTATTGACATAGGCTCATGTTTGTGATATAATATATTATAAATAGAACTATAACTTAAAGTTATTAAATAACGGAGAAAATAAAAATGGCACTTAGTACAGATTATACATGGGTTTGGGAAGTCACTTCTTTAAAGAAGAAAGACCAAGTGAACACAGAAGGTGCAACATTAGCAGGCGCTGTAATCCAAACATTTTGGAAAGTTACAGGTACAGATGCAAACGGTGATACTGGCGAGTTTTCAGGAGCTACTCCTTTTAGCGCAGTCAATGTACCAGCTGGATCATTTGCGGCTTTTGAGACACTAACTGAAGCAACGGTTTTGGGTTGGATTCAAGATGTTGTAAATGGCGATCAAGGATATGCGGATCATATCTCTGAAAGAGTTACATTACAAATTGAAGAAGCAACTGAAGAAGAAGCAGCAATGCCTTGGGGCGACGGTAGTGATGTAACACCACCTACTCCTGCAGATGCTGAAGATCCTGCTGATGGTTCGGAAGATTCAGAAGACGCACCTGAATAAGTTTGGAGAATAACCAATGACTTATTCTTGGCAAATACTTAAGCTTGATACTCGAGCTCAGACCAACGCGGATGGTGTTGCGTTGGCTGATGCCGTAATAGTAATACAATGGTTAAGGATTGGAGTTGACGAAGACGGCAATTCAGCAAAGGTAGTTGGATATACAAAACTATCTGCTGAAAATACCGCTGAAGGTGACTTTACGGCTTTTGCTGATTTAACAGAAGAAAAAGTAGTAGGATGGTTGGATACGCTTAACTCGGCGGAACAAATTGCATCCTACGACGCGAAGATTGTCGAAAAAAGACAGCGCGGTATTACCACGTCAAGAGATACTCCTTGGTCTTAGTTGAATAAATAAAATTTTGATATACATTATGGAGTCAACATGCATGATTTACGTCATCACGGATTGGTGCAGTATGCATTAAAACGTGGCGGATCTATCCACCCAATTACACTACCCAAAGAGTTAACTGGCGAAACAGGGATTATGAATCCTTCTATCTTTCAACATGATGGAAGGATTCTATTGAACGTTCGCCACGTCAACTACACTCTTTACCATTCAGAAGGTAAAAAGTTCCCACATACTTGGGGTCCTCTACAATACCTACATCCTGAAAACGATATTAGTTTAACGACTTACAATATTATGACCGAGTTAAATGCTGACTTGGAAGTTATTCATGCGGGTCGAATTAATACATCAGAACTTGATACACCACCGCTATGGAACTTTATCGGTCTTGAGGATGGTCGTTTATTTAGTTGGGACAATCGTTTATTCATTTGCGGAGTAAGACGAGATTGTTACGACGATAAAGGTACAGGTAGAATGGAACTACAAGAAATCGAATATATCGACGACGAATGGAAAGAGGTTGCTCGTTTTCCTATTCCTGCTCCTGGAGATAATGGTACTTATTGTGAAAAGAATTGGATGCCTATTATTGATATGCCATGGTGTTTTGTTAAATGGTGTAACCCAGTAGAGGTTTGTAAGTTTGATCCTGAAGAAGGAACAACGACTACAATTGTTCTTGATGAAGAAAAAAGGATACCTATGGAACGCGATCTTCGTGGAGGTACTCAGGTATATCCAATAGGTGAAGGTCGAAGAATGACAATCACTCACGAGGTTGATCTAAATAGAGACGTGTTTGGTCGTAAAGATGGTCACTATAATCATCGTGTTATTATATGGGATGAAGATTGGAATTTATTACATCGTACTAAAGACTTTCATTTCTTAGGTACTCAAATAGATCCTACAACAGGATTAGAATATAATATTGAGTTTGCCACAGGAATGACATTCCTTAACGGAAATATTATTATTGCATTTGGATATCAGGACAACGGTACATTCTTATTGAAAATGCCTGAACCTGTATTCTTTGATTTTGTTGCGAGGAGTGGAGTATGATACTGCAAAGTGTATTAGAAAAACATATCATGGATCCAAAGAATCCTGAACTGTGTTATGATTTAGCAAAAGAATACGATAAAATAGAAAATGGTGCAATGGCTGTTTCGTTGTATTTAAAAGCGGCTGATTTAAGTGAAGATAATGAGTTACAATATAAATGTATGATCGGTATTGGTCGCGCTTACGATAGACAAAGAGATAGAGGATTTACAGTACAAGGTGCATTTCAAGACGCAGTTGCGTTATGCCCAACTCGACCTGAAGCTCACTATCTATTATGTAAGCATTATGAACAGGTTTCAAAATGGAAAGATTGTTTGATGCATGCAAACATTGCGTTATCAATGGATCCATTCACTGAAGAGAATTGCGAATTAGGATACCCAGGACCAATATACTTACAATATTATCAAGCGCTTGCATCGTGGTATATCGCAGGACAACAAAATGGTAAAGAACTTCTATTTGATTTAAAGTATAAAGAAAAGCTGCCATCTAAATTAAAAGAAAAAGTTTCTCAGATGTTAGATAATATTTTCTATCCTGATATTATTCCTTATGTATCTTCTGATATTGACAGATACAAATTTCCTTTTAAAGGAATTAAACAAATTAATAAAAATCATTCTAAACATTTTCAAGATATGTTTGTGTTATCAGCAAACGGCGGTAAAAGAAATGGCAGTTATTTAGAGATTGGTTCAGGCGATCCTTATGTTCATAATAACACAGCATTACTTGAAGAGCAATATGGATGGAAAGGTATTTCTATTGATATCTCAGAAGCTTTGTGTTATAAGTTTAACGAGAATCGTTCAGGTACTGTTATATGTGCTGATGCTACTTCAATTGATTACGAACAATTATTTACAATGCATTCTGTTGATAATAAAATAGATTACCTACAAATTGACTGTGATGATTTTTCAATTGCGGTATTAGAGAAAATACCTTTTGATAGATATAAGTTTGGTATCGTTACATTTGAGCACGATTCATATCGTTTAGGCGCCGATAAAAAGTTCGCGGCAAAAAGAATATTAGAAAAGGCAGGATATGTTTGTGCTGTACCAAACGTTTCCTTTAATCATGGTTATCCTTACGAAGATTGGTATTACCACCCTGATGTAATAGATATGCCACAAGAAATGAAAACAACGAAAGAAGTTAATTTTGTTTGGGATTACTTTATGGGACCGATGGAATGATAACCGTGGTTGCCACGGGTGGCTTTGACCCAATTCATTCAGGACATATAGAGTATTTAAAAGATGCATCCTTATGTGGAACTCAATTAGTAGTTGGTGTAAATTCAGATGAATGGCTTATAAGAAAGAAAGGTAGAAACTTTATGCCGTTCAAAGAAAGAGCAGCTATTGTTTCAGAACTTACTTGTGTAGATAAAGTAATTTCATTTGATGACTCCGATGGAAGCGCGATAGATTGCTTAGAACAGGTTAAACTTTTGTATCCTTCAGATACTATTATATTCGTAAATGGTGGTGACAGAACATCTGATAACATCCCTGAGATGGCAGTAGAAGGAGTCTCTTTTGAATTTGGAATTGGTGGAGAAGATAAAAAGAATTCATCAAGTTGGATATTAAAAGAATGGTCTCAACCTACGACTCAACGTAAATGGGGAACATATAAAGTATTAGATTCTAATGGACAATGGAGAGTTAAAGAATTAAGTTTTGATGTTGGTCAATCATTAAGTGACCAAAGACATTTTCATAGATCTGAACATTGGCATATTGTAAGTGGTTCTGTTTTAATGGAACTTGATAAAGGTAACGGTATGCCAGGATCAAAACATACTAAAATTTATCATGCAGGTATGAGTGTTGATATTCCAAAAGAAGTTTGGCACAAAGCAAGTAATGTAGGATCAAGTCCTGCTAAAGTAATCGAAGTATGGCTTGGAGACAAACTCGAAGAATCTGACATCGAACGCCGTGACTAATGTATAAATAAAACTATAATTTAGAATAATGCTAATAGTCAGGAGACGAAGATGGCAATCAAAGTCGGCGGTGTCACCGTCATTAATAATTCCAGAGAACTTGAAAATTTAACCGGAGCTTCTGGTACTTTCGGCGATTTTCATCCAGAAGAAACAGTCGTCTCATCCGCATCAACTCTTAACACCTCAATGTTGGTTCCTGTCCAAAAAGTTGATATGACAAGCAACATTGCATTCACATGTACAAATAAAGCTTTTGGTAGAGATGTAGTTTTAATTTTAGATACATCAGCATCTGCTTACACCCCTTCTTTTGATTCTGCAGTAGAATTCCCCGGCGGAGAACCAACTTGGTCAGGTTATAGACATTGGACAATTACTTTAATGTGTTGGAATGGTACCAATGTAAGAGCAACTGCCACTGGATATGCCGACGCAGGAACAGCACCTTCTGGTGGATTACCTTCAACATTTAGTCAAGATGCGTCTTTCGCTACGTTGGGTACTGTTAATGCAGCGTTTGGGTCGCCAGAGTCTTGGGCTGCTGTATCATTTGAGCACGAAGCAGGCAATAATAGAATTAAAGTAGGTTGGTGGAGCGGCGATTCTAACGCGTCGTCATCGGCTCAATATAATTATATTAATTACACTGGGTTAACAGGTATTACTTCTGTTCAGTTTCAATATAATGTTAGCGCTCAAAGTTGTTCTGGTTATTGTTCTACTACAAATGGTCCAACTCCTGCAGACGATGGTTATAATTCTGGAACATATTACAACGGGTTCGTAAGATTCTGGTGGATTGCCGCAGCAAATAGTACTACAACAAACACAACCGTGAGCGCGAATTTTAATTCTGCTAATCCTGATTTTCGTGTTAAAGTAATATGTGACCAAGGAACATTATATTCAACTTGTGAATTATCAACAACATCAATTTCTCAGACTGCAACCTACGGAACGCAAAAGCAGGTATAAAGGTATATAAGATATGGCAATTAAAATAGCAGGAACTTCAGTAATTTCAGATGTAGCTAAATTACAAAACTTTAATACTATCTCAGGCAAGTATTCGTCTTTTTATCCTAATTCTGAAACTATCACAACTGTAGTTGATATGAACAAGCCTATTATGACAGTTGAGTTAACTGCAGCTACAACGTTTACTGCTTCTAATGTGGCAACAGGTAAAACAGCAATTCTTCTTTTAGATGTAGGCGCAGGTGGTAATACACCAACCTTTCCTTCAAGTTTTAAGTTTGCCGAAGATACTGAACCTTCTTGGTCTGGTACACGATATTGGCAAATTGGTCTTACTGCTTGGGATAATTCAACTGTAAGAGTAATCGCAACAGGTTGGGAAGGTCCTAATGCAGGTGGCGGTGGCGGTGGTGCTACAGTAGATTTAGGATTGGCAAGATGGTATATTGTTTCGGTTGAAAATGGAGATGATGGTACAGGAACAGCCCATGCAAGTATGACGTTCAATACTGATGGAACTGTAACCTTTAGTAGTACAGGCTCTGTTGGCGGTGCAGGTGGATATGCGGTCTCAACAACTGGTGGTGGAAATAGTCCAAGTTGGGGATCAAACGTTACTGGGTCAAATTATGATGTTAAGTATACCTTTACACAAACTCAAGAATCTGGTACGCGTTCATTAGTAACAAACCCTGGTAACGGTGTTTGGTTAAACTTAGGAACTGCTAGGACATGGAAAGTTACTGGTGGAACAAATGCCCCGGCAAATGACGGTAACATTAAATTAGATGGTGTTATTCAAATAAGAGATGCATCGACTCAGTCGGTTCTTGATACTGAAAACTACGATATTTCAGCTCTAAACTACGGCATTGGCATTGGAAATATATGTTTAACAAATGATATGTTAGTACAAGTTGAAGGTAGAGGATTGGTTAGAGTTTACGATCTTGAAGTTGGTGATTTTGTATTCTCACCATCTGGTTGGACAAGAATTGAAAATATTGTTAAAGATCATCCACGTGAAGGGTTCTACTTAGTAGATGATTGGTTAGAAATTACAAACGATCACCCAATGTTAATTAACAATGAATGGACATTGCCAGGAGATTATCAAGGAAATAAAACTTACCATCCAGAAAATGTTAATACTGTTTATGTTGAAACTCAAAGCGGTGAGTTTATTGTATTTAACGAAGATGGAGATAATATAACTGTTAGCGGTGATTACGCTAAGGGAAAGGAAATCTAAAATGCCAGTACAATTCAAAAAAGATATAATAGATAACGGAGTAATTAATCGTCAGTTCTTTCGAAAGAATCCTATTGATTATGAAATAGAAGAAGTTTGGATGCTTTCTCCGTATCACAATGATAAAGAATTAGATCAGGCTGAGGTTGATAAATGTCTTGAAAAATTAGGAGCATCAAGTGGCGATTAAAATTAGCGGAACAACTGTAATAGCAGATGACTATTCAGTAATTGATGTACAAGACACTCAAGGAAATTACGACGATTTTCATTCGTCCGTAGTCACAACGACAAATAATATTAACTTCGCAACTCCACTTATGGTTTCCACTATGGGTGCGGCAACAACATTTACATCTACGGGTGGAGCAACAGGTAAAACTTGTATGCTTCTTTTAGATACGTCTTCAGTACCTTATACTCCAACATTTCCTTCGGATGTTAATTGGCAAAATAATACAGAACCAACATGGAGTAGTTATCAGCATTGGCAAATTACTTTCTTATATGTTGACTCAAATGATATTCGTGCATCAGCCGTAGGATTTACTGGTAGTACTCCAACAGAATCAATTTCATTACACGGAACAGGCAATACATTTGGTACAGCTGATGATACAACAACATCCATGCCACCAACAGCGGACGCGATTTTTGGTATGAGATTCAGAGCTGATGGAAATATAGAAAAATATACAAATGGTGTCACCGTAGGCGGACAAACAGGTTGGTGGACATATAGTACATCTAAATGGAATAATATTACACCTTCACAAACGTATTATATTAGAGTACAAAATGATAATGCAAATATGACTTTACCTATGACTCTGAGTACAACTTATAGTGATTCATTAAATACTTGGAATTCATTAGCAAGTGATAAACAATTTAGATATGGGATTTCTGGACCACGAAGCGGTGTTGGTACATTGAACGGATGTATGAAAGTAGAAATTTCTTCAACTTCAAATGGTTCAAATATTGTAGCAACAGGCTATTATTATTGGCAAGTTAACGGAACAGCATAAAGGATAAGTAATGGCACTATCACATTCATTTAATACAATCGCAGGTGGTAATAATACTGCAGGCACAGGTGGAGTAGGCGGTAACGAATACCCAACTACAGGCGAAGACATTAACGACAGACAAAGTCCACAAGATACTGTTGAGGCTGTTATGTTTGCACTTGGAACCGACGGTGATGCTGCATCAGCTGATACTGACGTATATGTTGACTTTCTCTACGATACTCTTTTTGGAGGTTTTGTACTAAAAACAACTGACAATAACTCAGGTGCAAGTGGAACGGATTCTTTTACTGAATCTGAAGAGTTTGATTATTTTACTTCTGGTGGTACACGTACCGATATGCTAGGAGGTTCGCGTGTTCACTATTCAAATGATTCTACAGTATCTGGTGAAACTTACCCTGGCCCTGTTGATGAATTAAAATTAAAGCTCACTACAACCAATGTTCAAGATACAGGTTCAACTACATATACGCAAACTTTGGATAGAAGACATTTTCAAGGAACAGGATCTCCAGCAACAATAGGTACTTACACAAATGATACTTGGTTTTCTGTTCATAATGTTGGCGGTCAATCTGGACTAGACGTACCAACTGACGGTATTGGTATAAGATGTAGATTTAAATGTGAAACAAGTACTTCAGGAAACCAAACAGCAAGACTACAAAAAAGACATGTTATAGAATGCTGGGCAAGATTAAGTGGAAAGGATGATACGAAAGTATTTGAATATCAGCTTGACATGTCTTCAAGATCAGACTCAACGTTCTAAATAAATAATAAAAAATAATAGAGTAAATTAAAATGGCACAACCAACAACAAGAGAAGAATTCAAAGGCTGGGTACTCCGCAAGTTGGGCGCTCCTGTCATTGATATTAATGTGTCAGACGAACAGATTGATGATCGTGTTGATGAAGCAGTCGACTTTTGGAGAGACTATCATTACAACGGAAGTCAACTTGTTTATATGAAACATCAGATTACACAAGAAGATAAAGACCGCGGTTATGTAGAACTACCAGCAACAATACTTGGTATTTCTGGCATCTTTAATATGCAGTCAAGTATTTCTACAGGCGGCGGTATATTTAATGTTCAGTATCAATTCGTTTTAAATAATCTTGAAGATATTACTGGTTATAACATCACAAACTATTTTATGTCAATGCAACATTTAGAATTCTTACAAGAAATGCTTGTAGGTCGACCGATGATACGTTATAATAAACACGTAAATAGATTGCATATAGATAGCGGACAGGATGCTATGACTGTTGGTGAATACATTATTATTGAGGCGTATGATGTAATTGACGGAACAACATATGCAGATGTATGGTCTGATCGTTTCTTACAAAATTACGCATCTGCATTGATTAAAGAACAGTGGGGATCAAACCTAACAAAATTTACAGGTATGCAACTTGTAGGTGGAGTGTCATTTAACGGAGAACAAATATTAGCGGATGCCAAAGAAGAAAGGCGGATTATGGAAGAAGAAGCAGTACAGAATCTACAACCCCTTTCGTATAACTATATTGGATAAGTAATGGCAACTAATACTTTCTTTAACAATTATTCTCAAGTTCAAGAGCAATCTCTGATTGATGATTTGGTAATAGAATCTATCAAGCAGTATGGTGTTGACGTTATATACATGAGCAGAGCAATTAAAGGTCGTGATAAGATCTTTAATGAAGATGACTTTCCTGAGTATAACGAAGTATTTGGATTTGAAGTATATGTTAAGAATATGGAAGGCTTCGAAGGTGAAGGCGATTTCCTATCTAAGTTCGGTTTAGAAATAAGAGATACATTAACACTTACCGTTGCGAACAGAACATTTGAAAGATATGTTACTCGTGAAGTTATTGAACTTACAAGACCTAGAGAAGGTGATTTAGTATACTTCCCATTAAACGAGAAGATCTTTGAAATTAAATATGTTGAACACGAAAGCATATTCTATCAAATGGGTCAAACTCAAGTATTCGACATTCAGTGTGAATTGATTGAATACGCCAACCAAAGGTTCAATACTGGTCATCCTTCAATTGATAATTACTTCGCCGAATATAATACAGACATTGAAGTAGATGCAAACAATGCAACTTTAGAAGCTCTTACTTTAACTGATGACAACGCAAGTAACCTTGACTTTGAACTTGAAGCAGATGGTATTCTTGATTTCTCAGAGACTGATCCATTCAGCGAAAATATAACAATAAGTGATACCTAATGGCAATAGCAAATTATTTTTATAATTCTACGATTCGCAAATATGTTGCTTTATTTGGTACATATTTCAATCAATTAGAAGTTCGTAGAACAAGCACTGATGGTACTTTAAATCAGAGACAGATAGTACCTATTTCTTATGGACCATATCAAAAGATATTGGCAAGACTTGACCAAGATCCTATTGTAGAAGGTGGTGCGAGTTTTGATGCCGCCGGAAATCCATCAGCAGGACAACCTTATGCAATGACATTGCCTCGTATGGCTTTTGAGTTAACAAGTTTTACATATGATGCAGAACGCAAAGTTGCTCCTACAAGAAAAATAAGAAAGACAGCAGTAGATGGAGAAAACGGTGGCAGACGATTTGTATATTCAGGAACTCCATATAATATGGGATTCAGTTTATACATCATGGCAAAATATAACGAAGATGCTGTCAAATGTTTAGAACAAATATTACCATTCTTCAATCCAGAATTTACAAGTACTGTAAGATTGATTGAGGGATTAGAGCCAATGGACATACCGTTAATTCTAACTGATGTGCAATCAGAAGATTTATACGAAGAAGCCTTTACGACAAGAAGAAGTATTTTATATACATTAAACTTTAATATGAAAGGTTGGTTCTTTGGTCCTGAAAGAGATAAGGAAGTTATTCGCTTTATTGATACAAGAATAGCAACAGATACAGCAACTGATACTGAGTTCGAAGAATTTAAAACTCTTCAGCCTGGGATGACAGCGAATAACGAACCAACTACTGACATTACACAAACCGTTGATTATAGCTTAATTGAATTTGATGACGACTGGGATTACATAAATAGGACATCTGATACAGAACCCAGTTAATAGGAATTATTATGAAAATTGGATTTACTTGTAGCAGCTTTGATCTGCTACATGCTGGACACGTTCAAATGCTTAGAGAAGCAAAAGAACAATGTGATTATTTAATTGTAGGACTACAAACTGATCCTGCTCTCGATCGTCCTGAAAAGAACCCTCCAATACAAACGATAGTTGAAAGATATAGTCAACTTAAGGCAGTAAGCTATGTTGATGAAATTATTCCTTATACGACTGAAAGAGATCTTGAGGATATATTGGAATTATATACAATTGATGTTCGGATCCTTGGCGAAGAATATCGTGATAAAGATTTTACAGGAAAAGATATCTGTCGTAAGAGAGATATAGATTTACATTTTAATAGAAGAGATCATAGATTTAGCAGCTCATATTTAAGAAAAGTTTGTCGTGATAAATAATAAGGTATATTATTAAATAGTAGGTTTTATATTATGAAAAGAAAGAAAGCGTTAAACCAAGAAATGAATATGGGTGGTCTTGTACTAGAAATGGCAGGAACATTCTTTAACGAATTTTTTTGTAGAAGAGATTATGAATGGTGGTACGTTGTACAGCCAGGAGATGTAGTTGTAGATCTTGGAGCTTGTGTCGGTATGATGTCGGCAGACTCACTAGATAAAGGAGCTTCTAAAGTTTATATGGTTGAAGCAAATAGAGAGTTGTTAAAAACAGCAATCGAAAATGTTTCTGAATATTGTATGAACGAGCCTGATCCAAAAGTTTATCCTATCAATGCAATTATAGGATCATCGGACTCAGAAGGTTGTTATATAACAAAAAGAGCACCACTACCTGCTGACGACGATTTAGATCGTATTTCCTTTAAAGAATTAATTACACAATATGGAATTACTAAGATTGATTATTTAAAGTGTGATATTGAAGGAAATGAATATGATGTGTTTAATAAGAATACTTTAGAATACTGTTTTAATAATGTAAAGCACATGGCAATTGAAGTACATGTTAAAGCAACACCAGATGGACCTGATAAATTTATACAATTTAGAGATGAGTTTATAAAGCCATTTGCTGAATCTTCACAACATAACGTAAGAAGTATGGAAGAAGATGATTTTATTAATTCGCTTTGGGATGATGGAGCTGTACGAAATCTTCCAATAGAAAGATCATATTTTATGTTATATATTACAAGAGTTGAACAATGAAAGATGATAAGATAGCGCAGAAGTTAAATATGAGACCTTTAGAAGATGCG